AATACTTGTTTTGTTCCATTATTTACCCTCGTTTCAATCAAACTAGGCTTTGCATTTGCTAACTTGGTAAGATTATGTCGTTTAAAAATGTCTAAATAACGACTCATCTCTAATTCTATAGCGTTATTTTTTGTTTGTAAATTATTAAGACTAGATGTTTGTAAAGCAAAGTCCTCTGTTACTGTTTTAAGTGCTAACTTTTGCTCTTGATCTCTTAATTTAAATGCTTGGTTTAATTCTGCTAGTTTAGAGTTTTCATTCCATAAAAAAAAAGTAAACAAGCCTAATACTGCAATGACACCTAATAAAATTCTACTCATATCCAATGTTCCATGTAAATATTTTTAATGGTTTTGCTTTGCCTTTAACTAGTATAGGCTCTAATTCTTTTAAATGGAAACCACAATAGGCTTCTGTTTGTTTTCCTATAAGCAGATCAACACCTCTTTCTTTTGTAGCACTTTCCAATCTAGCTGCTGTGTTTACAGCATCTCCTATGGCTGTGTAATCAAATCTACTCTCACTACCCATGTTGCCTATGATAGCTTCTCCTGAATTAATCCCCATGCCAATGGCAATGTCAGGCAATCCTTCTTTTTTTAACTCAAGATTGACTTGTTTAATGTTTTCAATAATATCTAAAGCACACTCTACAGCTACTTTACTGTGATTATGAAGGTCTAAAGGTGCGTTAAAAATAGCCATCATTGCATCGCCTATATACTTATCAACCATTCCACCATGTTTTTGTACTGCTATCTGTTGTGCTGTTAAAACTTTATTCATTATGTATGTAACTTCTTCAGGGGATACTGATTCAGACAAAGCTGTAAAACCTCTAAGATCAGTAAAGAGGAATGTGCAAGTTCTTTTTTCGCCACCAAGTTTTAATAAATCAGGATTTTTTTGTAGTTCTTTTACCTGTCTTGGGTCTAAGTAATGTTCAAATTGTTTCTTAATTTGTTGTCTGAGTTTGTATTGTTCTCTAAATCTTATGTAGAAAGCTGTTGATGCTGTTATGAATCCTGACACTAAAGACCAACTTGCATCTATTAATATTCCTTGTTGTATTAACCAGTAGCCACCAAAAAAAGTGCTTAAAAGCATAAAACTCGTTAATACTAAACCCCATGTAACTCCTAAATATATCAATAGAAGCCATGTCAGAGAGTTTAAAATTAAAAAAATTGACCATTCTGCTGTTAAATTCCAATTTGGTATGTATGGGCTTCCCTCAAGCAATATTGATTCAGATAAAGATGCTTGTATTTTATGTGGTTCTAATAAACCTACAGGAGTTGCAATTTGTGGCATAACACCACGAGCAGTAACACCTACAAAAACAAACTTGCCTGCAACATCCATTTCTTGAAGCGTGGTTTGAGGTGTGTCTACCCAACTAATCCACTGCCTGCCATATTTATCTAACTTGGTTGGTGGTATTCCTCTTACTGATATTTCTTCTATGCCTAACTCAGAGCCTTTTATAATGTAAGTCTTTTGTTGTGCCAATGTCTTTAGTACCTCTGTACCAAAAGATGCAACCCAACCATTTGGAGTTTGCATGAGCAAAGGTATCTGTCTGACCAAGTTATCTACTTCTGTTGGTGCTGAAGCTATGCCTTGAGATGCGATAACTCTGAGCATAGGAATATTCTGTGTTACACCACTGGCTTGTATGCCAGTAATATTATCACCTAAAATAACTGTTCCTGTTGTTGGTGGATATTCTGCGTTGTCGCTTTCAAACATTGCAAGAACTGATGGAGCATATCTTAGGCTTATTGCAAAATCACTATCACCACCAAATCTATCTTTATCAGCAAAAGCAATGACCCAACCTACTCCAGTAGCTCCCTTTTCAATTAATTCTTTTTGTATTTCAGCCAGTCTTGATCTTGGAAATGGATAGCCACCTTCTGCTCTAACATCTTTATCTGTGATATTAAGCACTGTAAAAAATCCTGTAGGCTCTTTTTTAGGAACGAGGTAATCAAATGTTTTTAGTTTTAAAGTTTCTAATGGTGAAGCAGAATAATACATTGGTAATCCAAGCAGTATTATAAGTATTGGGAATATTAATTTTTTCATTAATCACTCTGAGTTATAGTAATGTTACTACTACTGCCACCATTAATTAAAACAGTTTTACTAACCCCATTTTGTATTATTATTACAGTATAGCTACCACTACCATCTAAATCCAATCTTGCAGTGTCATTACCTGCACGAATAAAAGTAACTATCTGTCCAGTTACAAAGGTAGTAATTCCTGTGTCAGTGTCTAAACCTATTTTTGTACCAGTAATTTTAATAGAAGTTGCATCTTGTGATACAGCATCTTTTTCTTCACCTACTGCCAATAAATCTAAAATGTCTAACAAATCCTCGAGAAAGTTACCATCAAGATAATTTATATCTAACTCTGTGAATTCTATATCTGCTTCATTGTCTAAGTATTCATCTGATAAGAAGTCCACATCAAGACCATTAAAATCTAAATAGCTTGCAGATTTACTAGAATCTTCTTGTGTTTCTTCTGTAATCTTTTCTTTAGGTGGCTTAACAATCAGCATATTGTCAATAATGTCTAAAGTAAGGTCTAAAATTACTGGTTTAGATGGTGCATTTTCAAACACTGAGACTGTTGTGGCTTCAAAGGGTTTGGTTAAACGCACTGTGCCTGTTGCTGTGGCTACTTCTATCTCACCACTAGATAATCCCATAGAATCAGGCAAAAGAATGATTAAAGAACGCCCTAGCTCGTCTACTGTTGCAGTAAAATCAGTACCAAGTATGGCTATATTTGCTGTAGGAGTCTTTAGCGTAATGTTTTTCTTATCTATCTTGCTTAATTTACCAGTGATAAACCTAGCAGTGCCTACGCCAAAGGTAAGTGCCATTTTAGATTTGCTTGGATCAGCATTGTAGATGTACTCATCAATAATGAGAGTTGAATGTTCAGTTAGTCTGACAGTAGAATCGTCAAGAAATGTAATAGCCATCCTTCCATTAGAAGTTACAGCTTCATCATTGCTTTGTATCGCAAACTCTAGGTCTGCATCATAAGGCTTGTCTCTTACTATTTGTGCTGAACCATTTAGTTCAGATATATCGCCTATATTAACAGCTTGTGCTTGAACCTTGGTCGTTTTGAGTGACACAGACAGTACCACTAGAGCCAACAGAAGTAACTTTAAGCCAGTCATTGTCTTGTGTGCTGTGTTGTTGGATATTGAAAGTCCTACTACCCCCAGTATGGTCAAGATAAAAATAACCACCTGCATATCCATCTCCGTCAAAAGTAACAGTATTATCTGAGCCATCTATGTCCATGAAGTTAGTTCCACCATCATAGTCAATGGCTGAAGTAATAGTATTATTACTACCCTGAATAGTCCAATCTAGGTCTAATGTAGCAGCCAAAGCTGCAACAGCATGATTAAGAGTAAATGTATTACCTGCACCTGTAACCTGTACATTGACATTAGAGTTATCTGCACCATAGGTATTGGTTGGGTCAGTCTGCATATTAAATACATTATTTGAACCAGTGAATTCAAAAAAGCCAGTATATGAGTCTGCATATATGTCTCCTAAAAATTTATTAGTGTTGCCTATCTGATTGATATCTAAGGTCATAGATGCACCATCTAGGTCTAATGGAGTCATGCTTCCTGCAGTTGCAGAAGTGCCACCTATAATATTGCCTGAGCCTAATTGCTCAAAATCTATGTTTGCTGTAGCACCTGATTGGTCTACATATATCTCATTATCTGCCGAGGTCACAATCATCGGAAGAATGAGAAAAATATATATATATTTCTTCATTTCCAAAATCCTCTATCATAGCCAATGTTAATAATTTCTAACACTGCTTGTTCTATAGCTTTACTCAAAGCAATAGTAGTCGACTCATTGTAAGTCACACCGAACTCTAATTCAACTAGCTCAGTTCCAAGCTCAATAAATTTAAACACATCGTCACTATTTGAATAGCTAAATAATGTTTTTTGAGACAAAACTTCTAATAATACTTCGCCTGTTGCAGTAGATACTAAGCGTAATGAAACGCTTACTACATCTTCTCTGTAACCTACGCTTTTTCCAATACCAAGATATCTTGCACCACCACCACCAGTTCTAACATTAGCATCGTATGAAATTACAGCACCTTCTAATATAAGACCTGCAAATAGCAAAGGTTGTATATCGTCTTGGTTAAATTCTTTTCTAGCAGAGCGTATAAGCTGTCGCTCTTTGGTTAGGTTGTCTAAGCCCACTCTTTCTACTACTCTAAAAAACTCACCATTACCTGCATGTTTTAAGGCTCTTAATAATAAAGAATGAGGTGCTTGTGTTATAGCTGTAGAAAATAAAGCAAACTCACTGTTACTTTTTCGTTGCCCTGTTTGATCTGTAAAACTGTTTGGATATACAGCAATAATTGGTCTGCGTTTAGGTGTAATAACATTCTTCAACTCATCAGATTGGATGTCTAAGATACTTGCAAATTTTGCTTCTTTATCTAATAGCTGTCTTTTCAGTTGAGTATCAACTTGAACAAATGCACAGCTAGAAAGTAAAAGAACCAATAGGCAAAGTAATTTCGGTTGTGTTTCCATCTGCATCTGTAATGACCAATGTTATATATTCACCATCAGACTCATAAGTAATGATGTTACCTTCAAGCTCAATTGTGCCTTCTGTCGAAGTAGTTTCACCAAACAGGTTCTCAACCAACTGTCTTGATAACTGTGCGTATATACGACTTTCTAAATTTCTTATAAACCTTGCTAGTGTTGTGTTATCTGCTTCTCTTGCTAATTCTTCTTGATAGGCTTTGACCTCATCACGAAGAGCTTTTTTTCTGTTGAACTCTTGATTTTCTGCTGTGAAATAATGAGAGCTTGTATTGTTTCCACTAAAGCTAGGACTCTTAAACTTGTGAGTCATTTGATCTGCTTGGGCTTTTAAGCTAAATGCAATAACTAATGTGACAAAAAATAATATTAAACAAACAAGCACCATATTTTCATGTTGCCTTTCGTCTTTATTTCTTTTTTTCTTCATTCTTTAATTCTAATACTGTATTTACTTTTTGTTGTAATCTTATCATATCTTGATCTAGCAACCTTAATTGGTCTGTTAGCCTAATAATTGTCATTTTCATTTCTTGTACAGCAGGATCAATAACTTTATTAATAGTTTGCCAAACAAAATAAACAAAATAGCCAAGACCAACCACCATAACTGTAGGAAAACCAAAATCAGATATTAGTTGTACAATATCCATTAATCACGCCTTGCATCTATTTTGCCATCTTCTACAAAGTTTTCTGCTCTTGCTATGCGACTTAAATCAGGTGGCAATCCTAATGCAGAAGATACGCTTGTATCAATGCGTATCATATCGTTATTCATAATAGATGCTCTTGTAATCAACATTTTAGTAATGCCTTGTACAGTTTGAATTTCTGCAACCAAACCTTCCATCAATTGTTTCATTACAAGAAAAATAAAATAAGCCATAACTAAAGCACCTGCTATAGGTAGCCCTAATTCAGATATTAACTCAAATGTTTCCATTTAAGTAAGGGGAGTGAATACACCTAACTCGATAAGTTTATTTCTATTAATTAGGTGTTCTGCTTCAACATCATCTTTGCTTTGCCCATGATATGCGACAGCCAAATAATTTTCTATCATGGACACATTTATGTTGATGTCGTCTACGATAACCTCACCCAAAACTCTACCATATTTGCCTTTAGAATCTTTTATTTTTGATCTTAAAACTACTTTTTTGCCATTATCTATAGCATCTTTAAGAAATTTTGAAGCTATTTTGCCTCTAGCCTTTTCGTCTTTGTCTCTTGTGCGGCTCTCAGGCGTGTCAATCCCATATAGGCGTAC